TTCTAGCGTTCTCGCTATTTTGTATCGCATAACTTCTTTTATTTGTCTACCTTGTTGTGCTTTATAGCCGTATTGTAATCCTACTACGAACACGTCCGCTAATTCTTCCGTGATGTTTGATTCATCGTTAGACTTGATTGCTATGATGAGTTCGTTTAACTCTTCTAGTAATTTAACTTTGATACCGTGTAGTCCGTTTGTATCAGCTATTGTTTTAATCCCTTTCATGTAGTCCTCCTATGTTAAGTATTTAAATTCTCTTACTACTGTGCGATGATTCCTTTGTTGACGTTCTTTCGTGTGCGCTATCCGTTTATGTTTAACGTTGCGTAACTTTAATAGTTTGTTAAACTCTGGTGTATCGTTATCGTGGACTACTACGTTACCCATGTTGATTAGTTTATTGAATAGATGCTCGATGTATCGCGTGCTATGTATACTCATTGGTTGCCTCCTAACATTTTATTTAAGATGTCTACGATCAATTTTGGTGGCACACTAGCTCTTAACTTATAATTCATAAAACTATCGTTAGTTTGTATTTGAATTTTATGTTTTGTTTTACACTTACATGTTTTTAATTCCATAGCGTGGTTACTATATATCGCTGTCGGTTTCATATAATCAAATCCGTAAGCACAATAATCTGCTCTGTTTTTTATTATCAAATAAGGTAATACTCTTTCTATTAAACTATTGAATGGGTTTTCTATTATAAACTTTACATCATAATGATTTAATATTTCTATTACATTGTTCACAATTTTCAAAGCTATATTTGCTTCATCGTATGCTCCATCTACTCTGTTTCTATAATTAGGTTGTATTTTAATATCCCAGTTTTCTCTAGGCTTTAATCCTATACTTGTTTTCTCAAAATAGAAGTTACCATTTTCTCCTGTTGATAGCCTACTAAATTTATTACATGGAGGACTAGCCCAAATGAAATCTGGATTCCAACCTTTAGGTAATACTGAAATAACTTTATTAACTATATCGTCTTGTGATAAATCTAATATGACGTTTTCATCTTCTGGACTATATATATCAATTCCGTAATATTCGTAATCTACGTTCATTTCATCAAGACCTTTTTTTACACTTTGTGTTCCACTAAATAGATCAAGAACTTTTATCATTCGTATACCTCAATTTCTACCGACCATTTATCGCTGAATACTAATACATCTTCAAATCCTACAATATAACGCATTGAGTCGTTTTCTATGACTCCAGCTTTCACCATTCCGTCAATGATAAATTTACGCGCCCAGACCAGATTGTCTAAGTCTGTACGTTTATTAGCACAACTCCAAATGAATCTCAACTTTACTGGAGTATTAAGTGGCGGATAACCTAATAAACTTAATCGTGCTATCTCGGTTTCCTCACGTTTAATTTTAGCGCTAACATATCTATTTGTACGTGTTGCATTGATGAATTGATTCAGTGTAGTAAATTTATGTTCTATTCTCATATGTCTAACCTCACTTGTTCCGTTTTAGGTAATGTTCCTTCTAATAACGGTTTATTTGTTTTATATAATTTCTCAAATATAAGTTGTTTCGGTAATACATTCCAACAAAAATATATACTTGCAAAACTGTTTGATGGTGTTGGAACTTGCATACTATTTTTTGAATGAAAACCAACTCTATCATCAAATATCAATAACTCTAGTCCTTGCTTGTTAAATAATTCAAACCTACCTAACGCTTGTAAACTTGGTAAAGGTAATAACATCATAAACGGTTTTCCTAACTCATATAATTTACCTAACACTTGGTCTTTAATGCTATATGGTGGATTGCTTATAATGTAATCACATTCAACTTTTGTAAAGAAGAAGTTTTGATCATTATCTAAATGCGTGAACGCTACCTCGTGTCCTGCATCTTTTAATACATTTACAAACGCACTCCATTCTTTATCAAACGGACACCATATTTTAGAATTAGGCTTTAAGTATTTAAGTATCGGTTCCACTGCATAATAAGGTGTGTAGACTTCATCTGATTCCTTTGTAGATGCTGATGTTAAATAACCTGTGTTACCACTCATTACGATGCCTCCTCTACCAACTTCTCATATAAATTCATTTCTATTTTAGCTATACGTATTGCTTCTTCTATAATAACTTTTCTTTCACTTGGTTCGTACGATTCTTTTGACAATTCCTCTAATCCATCTAAATACTTTTCGTGAATCTCACATCTTAATTTTAACCACTTCTTAATTTCGTATTTCATATACTTCCTCCAATTTATAATTACCTTGCTTGTCTTTGTATATATCGTATTTATCTAGTACTTCTTTTAATCTTGCTATGTTTCGGTTATATCGTTCTTGTTGTTCTTTAGTCATTGTTTATCTCCTTTGTAGATGAACAATTTTTCTATATTTGTTTTTCTTATTCCACCCATAGTATCCATCATATTTGTTTTAGTTTCTTTACTCCAAATAACTTCAAAATCAACAGGCATTTCATATTCACTAACCAACACTATATTATTTTTTGACATTTTTCTAACCCACTCATAGAAATTGTAGTAATCAAAATTTTTAGATGTTAAGTATTTTTTTGTATTTTTATATGGTGGGTCGCAATATATTAAACAACCTTTAACGTCTATTTTTTTAAAGTCTAAAGTTTTAAATTTTATATCTTTGATATTTTCTAGTTGTGATTCTAAATTATTGATTGTTTGTCTTATAAAGTCCCTGCCTTTTTCTTTTCCTTTTTCTTTAACGTCGTGCCCACTATAACCACCATCAAAAAATCTTCCATTATATGATCCCATAAAGCCTATATAACCTATATAATATTTTGGAAACATAATTCCACCATTATTATATACCGTTCTAACATTAGAATAGTGTTCCCTTGTTATTTCATTCGGCAGATTATCTAACCCATTGTTACTCACATAATTCAACAAAGATATTAAATATTCGTTATTGTCATAACCAATTTTTTCATAACAATTAACAACCTCAATCATATTTGCCCCGCCAACAAATGGTTCAATGTAAGTTGATATATTATTATCTGTTATCAATTTGTTTATTATTGGTGCTATATGTTTTTGTAACTTTTTTTTACTTCCCATATATTTCACTTCTTATATCCTCCAATTTTTTGATTTAATCTCTAGCTCGCCAAATGTTTTTAAGCGAGATATTAATGGTCTTACTTGTTTTTGTGCGTAATCGCCTTTTATTACACTTCCATACATTGAATACAATTCACTCAACGAATAGTTGCTAGATATGAATGTAGGCTTTTTATTAACATATCTATAATCAATGATAGGTAGTAAGATATCTGATACGTTAAACTCACTCTTTGTTTCTGAACCTAAATCATCAATGAATAAGTAGTCTACATTTTGTAAGTATTCCGTATGAGATTGTTCGCCTTGTTCCATTTTACGATTAAACTCACTCTTAACTTTCTTAACTATATTACCAAAGTAATCTATATGAATGTTACGGCCTTGCTTATTTATTTGATTAGCTAACCAATATAAGAAATGAGTTTTACCTAATCCAACGTCGCCATGCAGAAATATATTCCAGTTAGATTTAACGTGATTCATTATCTCAACTTTATTACTTGCTTCCCACGTTTCATAATTCTTAATAAGTATGGTATTAGTTTTACCTCGTGCATATTTACATTTCTTATGAGCAAGTGAGTAAGTATCAAAGTTCTCATCGTAAGTTGTGGTAGGAACTAATCCTATCATTTCTTGTTTACAATTATCAATGTCATCGCACCCTTTACATTTATCTAATAATGATTGTGCGTACAGTTGATCAATTTTATTTAATTTATCAAACATAGTTTACCTCCTATAATTTATCAAAGTCATCGTATTTAGTTGATGGCTTATCGTTACTTGATTCCCAAGTTCTTATTGCTGCTTTCCAATTCTTCATTTTGTTTTTACCTACTAACCATCCTTTAGATTCGTAAAAGTCATAAAACTTATTAGGATTAACATTGTTCTTTCTTTCAGTACAATATTCTTTAATCTCTAAAACGGTTGGTATAGTGAATTTTTTAGAAGTAGGTGTCGTTGTATTACCTAAACTAGACTTAACTAAACTAACCTTACCTAACCTAACCTGTGGTTCCATTTGGTTGTCACTTGGTATGACATCTATTATTTGCCCTTTGTTTACCTCTGTATAGGATTTGTTTTTGTTTTCAATTAACAAACCTTTCTCTTGTAGATATGTAGTTTCAGTATAGCGATCTAATCTAATTAAATTGTGAATCTTCCAATGTTTAATTACTATTACACCACTATCAAAATCTAATATAAATCTTTTAGCTAACAATATTTTTATATCGTCATTCATACAACCAACAGACCTAACTACTTTTTTAGGATTGCCAATAAATCCATCATCATCTGCATTTAATACCATGTGCATATATAATGCTTGTGACGATAAAGGCATATCCATAAACGCATCAGTATCAATTATCTTCTTGCTTAACATTCTTCTTATTGCCATTGTTTATACCTCTACTTTCAATGCTTTTTTTAATTTCTTCATATTGTCTTTGTTTGGTGTATTGATATTGCGTTCCCATAATTGAATAGTTGTTACGCTAACATTACACTTCGATGCTAGGTCTACTTGTGACAACCCAAGTGATTTTCTTAATTTTTTAATGTTCATTATATCACTCCTTTCATAAATAGTATAACTTATTGTTGTTGTTTGTACAACACCTAATTTAAATTAAAAAAAAAGAGGCAATATATACCTCTTTATCGTAAACTCATTTGCATCGCTACCATCATATATAAGAATATGAAACATAGGGTTGTGACGAATGCGATGATTAGTTTAGTTTTCATTAGTTACCTCCAAATCTTTGATTAGTGATTCAACTGTGTCTAGTGAGATAACTGGAGTCCAATAAAACTCATCTCCACCGTTCCACATAAATATTCTAAAATACGTGTCATAATATCGTATACCACAAGTGTTGTCTATTTGATATTCGTAATCTTCGTCTTTGCTTTTATCAAACTTACTTAATACGTTGTCTAATCTTTGTTGGTAATACATTTTTTCTGTTTCTTTGCCTCCGACTACATAACTACAATGTGTGCATTTATATTGTCTTACACTTCCTTTTAATAATTCTAATTTCATTAAACATTTAGGACATTCCATTATACTTCCTCCTTTAATAATTCATGTAGCATATCAATTTGATCGAGTCCGCTTCCATCGTCTAATACTTTTAAATAACTATGGTAATCTATCAACGCACATTTTAAATCACTTAATTGCTTAACACGTATCTTTTCTTTATACTTGCTGTGAATATCAACTTTACGATAAAGTCCTTTTAGAGTGTAAATACGATACGTTACAGTTGGTATGTCGAGATATTTCAGTGTGTTATAACGTTCTTTCCATTCTCTTAATGTACGTCCAGTTATGCGTAGGTTGAATATACGGTTGATATGAAGCACAAGCCACGATTCACGATATCCGAAGTGGTCGCTTGTTCTATTCATTAGCTCGATGAAATATAGTTCTTCTGGTGTAGGTTGTACTTGCGGTGATAATTTAGTTCTCATTCTTTCTCACTCCTATCTTCTATTATTGTTAGGATTAACATATACAGTATTACTAGCATTATGTATCCTAATATTATTTTATTTACGAGGAAATGCAAGATTACTGTACCTCGTTTTCTTCATTAGTGATTCTTTATCGATGTGGCCGTAATGCGTTTCAAGATACTCAATACATATAGTTTCCCATTTACGTTGATGAGAATGCGCCATACTGTGATGCTTGGAACATAAGCACACTATATTCATTTCGCTATCATTACCACCTTTAGAACGAAATATAACGTGGTGTCGGTGGATATAAGGGGAACGGCATATGATACAACCGTTATCCCTTTCCGTTGCTATTGCGTAACCTTTACTCATCTTCAACAATTCTAATGAAACCTAATTCTATTAAATGATTTAAAGCGTGATTATATTCACTACTCCAACCACCATTATACCATTCATTGATTCCATCATCTTTATTAGGTAGTCCTACGTAATGAAATCCTTGTTGCAACTTATAACGTTTGCTTTCTCTGTTAATTGAATAATGGTTAAATTTATCTAAAGCATAAACATCATCTTCGTATTCATTGAAATCTACATTAAACTTAATCCATTCCCAATAAAATCTACTTTCTCCTACTTTACTCATTCTATCATCTCCATTTCTATATTATGTTCCGTGCAATATCTCATTACTGTATCTAGCAATGTATTCATTTCCGCAATGTTAAACTTACTTGAACCGACTATTACTCTATATAGCCAACCTGGACTATCTTTAATCGTATGAGGCTTAACACGTTGGATAGCTCGGAATCCTTTTTTTAATGTGGACTCCGTTTTCTCCATTCCCCATATGTAATCTACGACTGCGCCAGTTTCTACGAGTGCTTTAATATACCAATCCATTGCAAGTTCTCGTGTGACTTTCTCTAGTTCATGTAATAACTTCCAGAGTAATGCGTTTTGATTCAATGATCGCTGCGACTTAACTTTCTTAATCTCTATTGAATAATTAACATCACATTCTAATTCATCAGTCCAAGCAACGTGCCGATAGTTAGTAATATGTAAATTAAGATGTGCGTGATTCTCTTGGTCTACTATCTTTGATTTGAGTGTACCGTGTATTTTCATAGTTTACTCCTTATCTACAATTCCAATATGTAATATCGTCACGTAAATCTTCTTCGCCTAATCCGTGACACCACATAAAGAATGTTCTATATCGTTTCTTTGGTATCAACTTACCAAATAGTTTAAATATCAATTTACGTATTTCCATATTCATTCCTCCTAGAACGGTAAGTCATCTTCATTGATATCTAACACTTCGCCCTTATGTAATCCGTTTGGGTCGTCGATTATCTTAGTGAAATCAATGTTATCTTGCGCTTCTTTTTGTGCGTTGGATTGAGTGTAGTTTACTTCTTGATATTTAGTTAACACTGCATCTTGGATTTGTTGACGTGCTTCTTTAGTAATAGGATAGGCTACATCGCTATAAGGTTTCTCGCTACCCTCTTTATTCTTACGACTAGGCATACTAACCCATAATCCATTTTTGCCATCGTATACGGTTAATCCTGTTACTACGAAATCTTTGTCGATTGTAATTGACGCAAGTGCTAATGCTTTGCTGTTATCTATTTTAGTCATTCTGATTTCTGTTATATTCATTATTTAATCTCCTCTAATCTACAATTTATCAATTTTTTTGTATTTGGGTTTGGCAACCAACCATAATCAATGTCTAATGCACAAGTATCCCACCAGTCATTATCACCATAATAATATTTAATACAAAGTTCACATTCGCTACAAGTTTTAGGTAATTCACTCCCAATTATTTTTACACTCATAATGTCGCCACCTTTTCAATGAATACATTTAAGAACTCTTGTTCTTTTAATTGGTTGAAGTCTAATGATTTCCAATTTCTTAACTTGAAATGACCTAGTGTTAAGTTTGTTGCTTGTCTTAACTTTTCATCATCCGGACACTCTAGTTTCATTTTTGCTACGATTCCTTTTTTAATAGCTATTGCAATTTGATCGTTGGCAGCCATCTCGTTAATATCCATACCATCTATTACTTCTCCATCCGTAATTCCGAATGCGTTTAAGTATAGATAACGTTTGTAATATGTATTCAATGCCCCTAAATATTGAATGTCTTGCATTGTTTTCTTGTTACTGTTACCAACTGGGGTTTCGTAAACTGTAAACGGTATAGCGTAAGTTTCTCTATCTTCCCCTTTAACTAATGTAAGTGTTGCGTGTCCTTCTGATATGCTAATAATATCATTTACTCCGTGAGCTAACATTAACTCGTTTAACTTTGGTAAGAAGTCTTTTAGTTCATAATATGTAAATCCTTGAAACTTGTTCTTACCACTTTTCTTAATTGTACTGTTTTGTAACTCTACTCTAATCTTAATTATACTTTCGTTTAAACTCATTCTATTGTTCCTCCTTATAATTTAGCGATAGCAAACGCTAATGATATTAGTTTTAAATCGCTTGTTGATATTTTTGTATTCTTCATTTCTTCTAATGTATTGTCATATACATTTTCCTTCATTCTCACTTGGTCTTTTCTAATTAACTTATTTGTTAGTATACATTTTATAACACTTTTATCAATCGTTCTTTTGTGGGCTATAATAAAATCATTCGTTCCTTCTTCTGAAATGTATGTAACTATAAACAAATTCTTTCTATTATGTTTCTTCATTTTCTCTACACTACCTTTCTATATATATTTAATATACGTTTGTCGCTAACTCTTAATGCCTTTGCTAATCTCATTACTTCTCTTGCATCTGGAATAGCACCGTTGTCTAACCTTGAAATCTTTGCTTGTGATACCTTAATTCTATTTGCTAATTCTTGTTGGCTAACTTTCTTTGCTAACCTTAATTCTTTAAATGTCATTTCTAACACCTCCTACTTAAAGGGTATCACACAATTATGCGATATTCAATATAAACTTATTTATTTTTGTATAACTTTCTCTTGACATTGATATTCAGTAGTGTATAATTGGGGTATAGTTATAAAAGGAGGAAGTAGAATGACAAGCAAAGATGAAAAATCAATGCAAGGATTTATGATGTGGGTTTTAATATTAGCAGTAGTAAGTTTGATTAGTGAAACAACAGCAATAGTTATAGCAATATTATTAGTAGCATTAGAGGTATCGTTGTTAAGTCATAAATTTGATAAGGAGGAAACAAAATGATTTGGTTATGGACTTATTTAGTAATTAACTTTTTGATATTATTCGTAGCAACCTATAAAGGCGCTATTGTCGATGTATCAGATACTAAGAAACAAATTGCATTATTGATTATTATTATATTACTGTTCGGATTTCCAATAGCAATATGGTTAATCGTTGATGACGTATTTATAGACCGCACGAAAAAACACTAAAGGAGGAAGCAAAATGAAAAATAAAAACTATTTCATATGTGACAGTAAAGCAATACATACGTTTGAACACGACATTGCATATTTAGTTTATTTAACGGTAGATACAACCGACTATTTACATAAAAGTGAATTAACTTTAAAAGTAGATAGGGAAGAATACGATACATACACTGTTGGAGATGCATACGTGTTTGATATTAAGAAAGCAAAATAGATTTATTTATTGCTAGAGTATATAAGCATAACAAATGAAACGATTGAAAGTGTTTGTATACTCAATGGAGTTAATAAATATAAGGAGGAAGTAAGAATGAAGTGGTATCGTGTTTGGACTAGTGATGGAAAACATTTAATAAACAATAAGGTTACATATGAAGAATTACAAGAACTTATTTTTGCATTAGGTTGTGTTACTTATGAAGAATATGAAGAGGAGGAAGAAAGATGAATAAAGTTAAATTTATATCAAGAAAAGAATTAGAAGAGTTTATTAAAGGAAAAGAGTTAGTCATAGTCCAATATATCATTAGACAACATACTTACGAAACAAGAGAAGGTGGAATTATCACTGAACACGAAGAAGAAGTAATGGTTATTTATAAGGAGGAAGCATAATGGAAAATTATTTTATCAAACGAGGACAATATTACATACAAGAAACGAGCAAAGATGGAGTATACAATCACGTATTAAGCAAGGCACACGCAACGGAGTTTAGTTCACTAGATACACTGGCATCGTACGTTAGACATGATATGAAATTAAATCTAGCTAATGTTACAGTTGAGAAGGAAACAGTGGTTACAGTTAATTTAAAGAACATAAAAGGATCGTGGCTTGACACATCAGAAATTGAGCAATGTCCTCACTGTCTTAAATGGTATTCACTAGATGAATTATATCCAACGATAGTATGTAAGGAAAGCGGAGTCGAATTATATTGTGTTGATTGTAAAGAAGATGCAGATGAGATAGTTGGCAATCAATTATTAGACGTGGAGGTAGAGTAATGTTAAAGTTTATAGGAGATTTTGAACAGTTAAAGGATTATGGGTTTACCCAATCACTGATAAAAGATTTGATTGTTAAATTTGCATCACAAGGTAAATCTCAAATCATAGTTAATAAACGCACAAGGGAAATATATGCTATATATAATGGTGGATATGGTTTTTATGGTTCAACAAGTAAACCAAGTCCGTTAAAGTATAAAGTAGTTAAACAATTAATCAAAGATGGATTAGTAATCAAAGAAGATTAAATATTGATATAGAACATATCATATGATAATATAAGAGTATGACATGCCGAACGTTAGATGAGAAATGGTTGAAGAAGCCATACGAATACGCTATATGCTTATTCTACAAAGTCGGATGTCGCCCTCCCAAAGACTATCGTAATCGGTAGTCTTTTTTATTGAGTTATGTGCATATGCGTGTTATAATATGTATATATTAGAGAAAAGGAGTGAAACAATGGAACGTAAAGAAGTAATAATGAACGATTACAAGATGAAAGGATACAATACATCACAAGTAGCAAGGGTGTTAGGTATATCAAGAAGAAGTATGTATAACTTATTAGAAGGTAATATGCCACACTTTAAAACTAAATTGTATGAAGAGTTAATATATAAATTAAAACCTTTGTACAACACAGATTACATTGAGAAGGAGGTTAAGTAGATGACGTTAGAAGAAGAGTTAGCGGAGGTTAGACGAATTGAGAAAGAAGAAAAGAAAGAAAAACGTATCAAAGATAAAGAAGATAGGTTAGGTAAAAAACTTAACGACAAGATTAAGGAATGGTTATTATACGTTGGATTCGCTAGTGCGTTAATATCAATACTAGGTTACATTGCGATTACCGTTGTTATGATAAAAGGATTCAGCAGTGCATTTGAGTTAAAGAATCAAATCTTATTCTCATTAGTCGGTGCAGGTATAGGATTGATTATTACATTTGCTTTGAGGTATCAAGGTATAGCGTTCGCTAAATCAGAAGATGAATCGAAAGTTGTTATGAAGAAGTATTACGAGGCCATGAATAAGAATAAGGAAGAGAAAGAGTTAAAGGATATTAACTATTACTTAATACGAGCTACGATTATTGATGTAGTTATCAAGGGTTTCATATTCATTATTATCACCACGTTAGTAATTGATCTATTCTCAAAAGGAAACGGAGATTGGAGTTTAATATGGTTAATGCTATTCAATATCCTAATGTTCACTGGATTCGGCTTAATGGCAATCGCTAAATCATACGACCATTATATCGAACAACATATCCCAGTAATCAAAGAACGCACGATTAAACTTAATAATCCATCAGTCGGAGTTAAGTGGAAAGATGTTAAAGAGAGAGTAGGATTACCGTTCACTGATTTACCTAAAGATTATTCAAGCGCAGATGTTCAAACAGATTATTCAAGTAATGATAGCGCCCAAACATTTAAGGAGGAAGTAGAATGATAAAGAAGTTAGAACCAACGAAACAATATCTTGTTAGTAATTTGGAAAATATGGAGGCGGATGAAAGAATAGACGTAATTGCAAATATCGAAGATTACGACTACATATATCATTTACCAAACAACGAAGAAATGATGAATAAAATTAACGAGATTATAGATTATTTAAATAAGGAGGATGAGTAATGAGAGGAGAGAAGATATGAATGGTTTAACAAGCAAAGAAGCATTAGGTATATTAGCCCAATATGCCAAAAAAGGTACAATAGAAAATTCTATACTAATATTAGAAATGAATAGGACTTACAGTGTTGAACAGTTGGTAGAAATTGTCAACCAACAACTAATGATAAATAATCAAAAAGAAAAAACCTCAAATTAATGAGGTCTTTTTTTTATGTTGTTTTATATTCGTGTACCTTATATGCTATCGTTGTTGATAATCCTATACCTAATCCTATTGCTACCCACATCATTACGACTCCTAGACTGTAATAATATCCGTTTAAATCGCTGATAAATTGCGTGACATTCGTTTCTATTAACAACGTGACTTTCATTACTAACATTCTAAATACCCACGTTAGAGCGAATATTACTAATCCGAATGGTGCTATGAATGCGAATGATACCTTGCTCTTCATTGCTGATTGTAACCACATTGCGAATAGATAAACTGATAAGCCGATTATCCCAACTAATATAAATATTGCTAGGAATAATAATATCGGTATCGGCATTACTGTTTTAGTTGTTGCTTCTACCACTTCAACCTTTGAATATTTAGTTATAAGATATATTAACGGTACAACGAATATACATAATGCTGATGCTATAAATCCACCGTACTTAACTATCTTCATATTACATCACATTTTCTTGTCGTTCTTTAATCAATGTAACTGTATTCTTTAAGTCAACAAACTCACTCATAAACTCGGTTACTTTATTAACTACTTCTTGTGGTGCGATTGAGTTTACTAACTCTACTAACTGTTTCGTATGCTCGTTGCCAAATCTCTTTTGTGCGAAATTAAATACCACTCTTACTATTGCTGTTGGTAAGATATAGCGTAATGCTTCAAACATATAAGTTACTATGATAAGTACAATCGGTGATGCTGTTGCCATAATTGTTGTCATATTAACTCCTAGTTCACCTTGATTGGATAAATATAATACTGCTGCTGCTCCAAATCCTCCTGCGCTTAATCTAATTAATGTCATAACTTTTTTCATTATAATCCTCCTAATTTTCTATATTTTTCTTTGTCTAATTCCACCGTGCCATTTGATAACTTGTAACAACCATTATTTACATTACTTGGTAACGGTTGCTCATACGTTGTTACGAATCCGCCTAGCACATGTCCACTTGCTACGATATAATTGTCATCGTTTAGTACGTACCAGTTGAAACCTTTTTGTAATAGTTTAAACTTTGTATCTAGTTTATCGTGTTCAATTTGTAACGTGTTAAACTTTGATTCTAATATTGAGTACTCACGATCCTTTTGCTTATTATCTTTCTCGTGTGCTACTTTCTCGTTAGCTAACTTGCTAATAATGTTCCTATATTTCTTTGACGTTTCTTCCATCATAGCACCTACTTACTAAACTCTAGTACGTAATTTATGAACGTTTCGTCTAATATGAATTGGTCGTATAACGCTTGCGCTATCTCTAAATCGAATGTGAAGTTAGTTGATATTTCCCAATCGTTCATATAATAATCGTCTAAACTTAATTCAAATCCTTCACTTCTGAAACTCGGCATATAGATTGAGAATACGTGATACTCGTTGTTTCCATATACTTGTACGTATACCTCACTTGAACCAATTAACCAATAATCATAGTTTGCTAATTCTTCTAACAATAAAACTACTCTAACTGCTATTTCTTCTTTAGTGAATAAATCTCCTATACTTGCTTCTAAATTGGTTTTAGCGCCAACTACATTCATATCCCAAGTTAACGGTTCAACTCCAAAGTATTTCATAAATAATAAATCAGTTAATGTATCAAAGTTTACTGCGTTACCATCAATATCAAATAGATAACTAGGTAATTTGTTTTTATCTAACTCACTCGCTAGATACACAGAACTCATATTAGTCATTCCGCTTGATGTGGTGTAGTAACTTCGCTGTCCGTTAAGTCCATCAATGTACCCTAGACTCTCAAAATCATTCTCTAGTCCATTTACTTGTTCTTTTAGTAAAACTATGTCGGCTTCGTTTAAACCAACTCTTAAACTCAAATTTATGAATGAATCAATATATGTATTAAGTTCAGTTTGTAAATCTAATAAATCTTGTTCATAATCCTCGTTTACTAATTCTAATAAATCAATGTTATCTTGTAACGCTTGTAAGTCAGTTTCTACTTGTAATGTTAATGATGCTAACTCGTCTTTTAGTGAATCATCAGGAGGGCTTTGACACCCTACCAATGATAATACTAATGCGAATAATAATATACTTATAAATTTTTTCATTTTCTTTCCTCCTATACGTAGTTGATTCCGTAGACTTTACTTACTACGATATCATCGTCAGTTGTACGACCGATTGTGTTACTCGTTGTTGAAGTCCATTTAGAACCATAGTATGCGTTCATGTTTACTTCGCTTCCACTTACATTAGCCAACAAGAAGTTAGCGTTAATAATTGAAGTTGTAGTCATCGCTCTTGTCATTTCAAATCTATGGAATATCTTATCGTCTGCTACATCATATCTAATTTTTCTAAAATGTGTTGATTCAGTTACTCCACCAGCATCTTCAGTTAATAATATCTCAAGTTCTATTGCGTCGTAGTTTTTATAACTATCACTTAATGTAAAGAATGCCGTTGGTGATGTTGCTATCTCTACGCTAAATCCTGAATCATATAATAATGTTGATTGTCCTTCTAGTGTTGTAACTTTACTTTCTAATGTTCCTACCTTCGATGTGTTGGTAGCGGTTAATCCGTTTACCTCGCTAATCGCATTAACTAGATCGTTCTTATTAACTGTCGTTAAGTTAGCTAACACTCCTATTTCATCGGTATGTGTTGATACAATCGGCTCTACTATATCTAATCTATCTTCAACCGTACCAATTTGTTTACTGTTATCTTGAATGTTCTTCGTGTTAGTTATAATTTGCGCTGATGAATCAAGGTTAAACTTAATCGTTACTTCGGTGCTTAATCCCTCTTGAATAAGTGTAGTAGGATTCTCTTGTATCAATCCACCATCTTTATCAATGTCAGTATATACCGCATCTTCTAATTCATATGTCAACGTTACATCATTTGCTTGTAAGTAAGTTTCAAAATCTCCACTTGTTGCATATGTAGTTTTATTCATTCTAATTCTAATGTTATTACTATTTGTTGCTATGTAGAACGTTTTTTCGTTATCTGTTACATCATTAAACTCCCAAGTATATATTTCATCACCTATCACTAACGATGCATTCGCTATTGTTGTACTTCCTTTGGCAGGGATTTCAGTTGTCAAATCTTTATAAAATTGATGGGTATTTGTTAATACACTTGCAATACCCCAACTTATAGCGTTTTTAACTTCGGTTGTGTCTATCTCTACATTTTGCTCTAACTTCCATACACCGTTATCTTGATATATTCTATCTCGTATAGTGCTTACGCTTCGTAATGTAGTGTTAGGGAATGATATTGTTTCACTGTTATATGGTGCGTATGTTGTTGCTACTGTGCCTTGTTCTAATTGAATATTGTTAAATTTTGCTTCAAATGTTCCTGCTGCAACTAAGTTAGAGAAGTTTAATACTATTACCTCATTACTTCCACTATTGAACGTTACGTCAGCGCCAGTAAATTGATTTATAAATCCTGCACTTTCAGTTTGAATCCTAATTCTATTAGTGCTTACTATGTCGTCTATTGTTCCGCTTATTACATAATCCGTATTTGGCATAACATCAAACGAGAATAGATAACTACCTATTGTAGACGTTGATTTAATATATATCTCATTAGCCAATCCATAATAATCTATTAAATTACTTGGAACTCCAATGCTAAAATCAAATAAGTTACTACCGATAGATTGCACGGATAAGTCTACGATTGATTTTGTATCTTCAAAATATGATGAGATTATGTTATTAAGTTGTGATGCTGTATGTGATGCTAATGGTGTGTTGGTAATGTCAATCAACATTGTATAACCATTTTCAAATAACCCACTATTAACTGTGCTTTCTTGCATTTTTATATTTGCTAATAACGATTTGTTAGCCGTTATTACACCAATAGCAAATCCATTTGTTCTTGGCACTCCTGTTGTTACTTCTTGTGATGTCGCATCACTATAAATTAATTTAACTAAATCGTTTGTGTTTTCATAACCACTAGGGATATTAGATATAATCAAATACTTATTACCACTAATGATATTATATGTTTGTTCTAACACTGAGTATGCGTTTAGAAATTGCCACGTACCATCTAGTTTAATACCAAATTGAGTACCAGTTCCATCACTTGTTAAACTCGTTGTCTTATCGCCATCTACAACTTGTTGTGTTAATGATAATCCTAAGCCTTCTATAAACTCTGGTGAACCTTCTATTGGGTCGATTGCTCCGAATGTACTCTCGTGTAGTTCGTCATATGTTTGTTCGATTGTTGAGTTATCTAGTTTGTCATTGATTTCATCTATCAATACTAAGTTCGCATCAATGTCCGCTTTATCTCCGATTACATACGATTTATCTTGTGGTTGTAATGTACGTGAGTTTCCTGTTGTAAGTAATGCTAAATCAAATAACATTTTCTTAGTTGAATCAGTAGTGTTAAGTATCTTGAATACGGTATCGAAGAATTCAGTATCTTGACCTCCGCCTCCGCCACCACCGATGATTGCGTTTGCATCTCTTAAATCAGTTGTTGCGATATAGGTATATGTTGAACCTACTTTTCGCATTGTGATACGTGCTATTGCGAATGCTGTTGAACTATCTTTAGTAAACGCTCTATCAATGTCATACACTGATAAATTATCTACATCTAATATTGCATCATCTTCGCCATTATATCCACTTGTTGAAATGTTTGCTAGTAACGGTGAATACTGTCCACCTTTATTTGCTACCCCAAACATAACTACGTTGAAGTAAACATTTCCTATTGATGAACCATCGCTAAATGTATCAAACTCATTAAACGTTGTAATTTGTTTATAATTCTCACCAAAGTAATTTGCTACGTGGATGTCATCACCGTTCTCTGTATCGTGTGCCATAAATGTATGAGGGTGCATTTGCCAAACTAATCCACTTGACAATTTAACATACCAAGTCCCACTTGATGTACTATCATCTAGTATATCATTGTTACCTAATCCTGCAACACCATCATCATACTTCGCTCCTCTACTTCTAATCCAAGCTCGAATATGTTGTAATGCTCCTAGTACATCAGTACCGCTTGCGTGATTGTTCCAGTTCTGATTGATAAATGCTCCTTCGGTATCTGTATATGCTTCATCTAATAATGATACAAACGCTATTCTAATATGTTCTTCATTAGCCCACGTTATATCAAATCCTGTTGCTACTGCTGGTAACTTAGTACTAATCGGAATATATAACCAGTTGCTTTGTAAACTTGTTGTCGTACCGAATGTTGGTGTGAAAGTTTTAGGTAATGCTAACGTAAACTCTCCAGTACTAAATTGCATTGTTAATTCATTCGGTGCTGTACCAAATGTTGGGTCACTTGCACTTTTCGTTAATATAAATGTGCTTGTAGGTATATCGTATAACAAATCAAACGACTCTTTAAATTGTCCGTTTTGTAATTCTTTATCAGCGAAGTTATTACGTAAATGTAATTGCTCATATCTATCGTTCACTAAGTTATAAACAATAGTTGCTCCATCTACTTTTCCGCTATTCAAGTACACGTCATGTAAATCTCCTAGAAATGAACCGAATGTTGGTCTAATTGCTAATTGTCCATTGACTGCGTGTTCAACTGTTACTAATGCCATTTGAACTTGTACGCAAGGTGCTACTGGTTTATCGTATGTCATCGCTCCTGGTGTTACACCTTCACTATCATAATACAAGATTGAACCTTCGCCACCTGTACCTGCATAGTTTGCTGTATCTATTGTATTAACACGACCATAGAAGTTACATTCTCCTTCTTGTCCTACTGTAATTTGTTCCGTTGCTACTCCGACGATCAAGAATGGTGCTACATTAACTTCCGCTTGTACCGCTGGTTTACCTTCAATTTTACCAGATGCTCCAATACTACCTGCATATTGAACTACATCTCCTTCTTCAATTTGTACAGTTGCTTTAACTCTTGTGAATAAGTTCTTAGCCATCTCTACATTTTTACCACCATATGCGAATACTACATCTACTCCATCATATGTTGCGACTGCGACTGCGTTACCGCCCGAATCAAACAACGTCATAGACTCCATTTGTACGTTTCCATTAACTACAAACGATTCCCCTGTACCTAGATTAACGGTTACTGAACCATCTTGATTAGTTAATATCTCGCATTTAGTTGTGTCGGCTTTACCGTTCCATAATTTTAACGCTGCATCAACTATGTTAGTATAACCAAGTCCATCTGCTGTCGGTGTGTATATCGCTTTAAGCATTGCGCCTGAAACATCTCCGATTGCTTCCGCTATTGGAACTACTTTAAGATTACCACTATCATCATTCATCATAATTGTATATGTTGCTGTGATGTTGGTATCTGTATTATAGATTGAGAAATCTTGATTAACATAATTAGCTACTGCATCTACTTTTGAAAGTTTACCATTTAATACGCTAATAATAATCTCTGTATTTTCTGGTGCTATTGTTGGTAGACCTGTGTTAATGCTAGGATCAATCGGTATATCGTAAGTTTCAGATGGAACTCGTGACTCTTCGCCTACTATTGTAGTTGTAGAATCTGTCCATACACTGCTTAAATATTGCCAATCGGTATTCGTGTCTACTACACGAGCAAAGTCGCCCTCAATCGCTGCTGGGAACGTTCCTGCTAAATCTGCTTCGAGTTGCACGATACCTAAGAACCCATCTTCAGGCTCAAAGAACCACGCTTCAAATTGTCCTGTTACATTTTGCGTAACCGAACTTTCAATATCAAACACTGGACTAGGTATAATATGTTTATACTTATTCCACGTTTCAAATACATCTTCACTTACTTCTACTTGCTCTGTCCCATCTTCAATCATTAAATATCGTTCAGGGCTTAATCCATTTGGTTTCTGATATAACGCATAGAATACGTATTCAGTCCCATAACTTGTTAATAAATTATTCTGTGTGCTTCCGTTACCATTGGCTGCTGCGAATACATCAGTCGGTTGTTCTAGTAACGTGCCATCATCTTTTAATTTTACATCATATTGATTCATCTAATCACTCCTTTTATTTTTTGGGTTAAAGTATATCGTTCTTTTTGCTATATCGTTAACAATGAAATATACTTCATCGTTCTCGTCTACTATTGCCCAATTTCTTACACCTATATCTGGAATAGTTATAGATGCGTAATCGCCGTTATTAAATAATGTTACTGTTACTTGTGAGCCTGTTGCCCCACTTGTTACTATTTCTTCTTTAGCTGTATAATCAGTTGATAACAAATATTGTCGTTCTGCTATCGGTGTTATCTTACTTACTATGTATAGTTGATCGAATGTCTTTTTAATCAACAAGTTATCCGTTGACAGTTTATCTCCTATGAATATATCTTCATCATTTGAGAAGTGTGATATTTGATAAGTGAACTTTAATATCTCGTTAACATCTTTCTTAAATTTAAACGCTTCTGTTAGTGTATCGAAATATATTTCATCTGTGTCTGCTACTGTTAGGTTTAACTTTGGCAATCCTTTTGATAATGTTAAGAATTGACTATATGTTCCGCCTAATGTTTTTAACTCTCCAAAGAAATATATGAATGCTTGTTCTACTTTCTTATCACTATCAACATATTCAATATAACTACTTGTCCATAATCCATCTACTAACTTTGCTTCTCTTCCTGCAACGTTTGGACTATCGAATCCGAAATCAAACTTGATTACATTTGATGCTCCTACTGATTTACATTGTAGTACTAGATTTTCTGCTACATTCTCACCTTTATACCAAACCATTTCGATTGGATTTAAGTTAGTTAATGTTCCATTATCGAATGTGCTTATATATCTATTCAATCCTTTTTCTCTCATAATACTTGTGTTGTCTACGTTAGCGACTGAATCAACGATAATATACTCGTTAAACAATTCATGTCTTACTACCGCTTTACTTGCATCTATCAATGTATCTCTATTCTCTGTGTTAATACCTACGTCTAAGGCTATATTTTGTGCGCCTAAACTTAAATATGCTACTGATATAATCTCGCCTTTATCAACATTATTGATTACTTTGTTCGTAATGTAATCTCCATAGTAATCTCCATCTTGGAATACGTCATTATAACTTGTTACTGTCTTACCTAAGATTAATTCTTTGTTACCTAATCGTTCTATATCTTGTCCTACTTTAGAACCTAACTTCTCAATATCTGGTATACGTTCGTTTTGATTAAAGTATAACGTTCTACTGTTGTTAGGGTTCTTGCGTTCAATTCGTAATCGTTCATCTTGTAACGGTATATATGTTAACCTAAACATAAAGTCTTGGTAATCTCCACTATCGAAGTCTGAACCAAATCTAACTGGACTACCTCCTATTGCTTTGGTGGCTGCATAACTCAAAAAATGTCTATACGCAAAGTAAGCTCCACTAAACCCTGTAAACTTATCTAGTTCTACGTGCCACCCTTCTATTGTTGTTCCACCTTTTGTATAAAACACCGAGTTGTTTCGTGCTACTGTATCGTAATAAGCATTTCCTGCTCCAATACCTAAAACATACGGAAGTCCCTCGTATACTGTTTTTTCACTTAATAGTTCTGTTATATCCACTTGAATAGTTTCAGTCAGTGGGCTAAGTGACACAGTTGAAGTAACTTTAATATATACTTCAAACTTTAACACTCTATCAATAGGCTCAGCTACTTCCATTATGAAGTCGTCACTCGTTAAGAATGAGCCACTACCTCTTACACTAGACCATGCTGTGCTTGGATATACTACCGCTTGTTTGTTTAAGTTGTTTTCGGTTATTGCGTTCTCTACGAATAAATCTAACTTATCTGCATATTGTTCTAATGCTTGTTTACCTTTATAAGTTATGACATCAGTAATGTCTATTTCATTTTTTTTATTATTGATCAATACCGCACTCACTACACCGAAGTCATTTATTTGTACTTCCATATCGGCTTGTGCTAATACTTGGTCTAACGCTTCACGTGCATTAGGTTTATTAAGTGTAACCTCTCTTGCTAGTATTCCATCTGTATAAGTTTCCAAGCTAACACCTAATCCATCTATAACACTTGTGTCATAAGTCCATAAGTAATCAGTGTCAGTACCTAATTTCAATTCTGCTGTAATTCTTAAATTTTCTAGTATATCCCATATAGTCCACCCCGTTATTAATGTTGCATCTAACGGTTGGCTAAACTTTCTATTAGGGAATGTGATACCTTCTAAATATTTTTCTAATCCTACTAAATCTAGTATGTGTTCATATGTATTAGGACTCTTCGATACTCTCTCAAAGTCATCCATTGATAATAAGAACTTACGTGATGTTCCATCTACTATTACTTCTACCTCTGAATCAACGTCAAACGCTTCATCATTAGTATCATTTATAACCGTTATCTTACCTATGTCTAGGTTTTTCATCCTTGTATATTCCTCGTTGTAGTTGCTGTTAATGTTAGAGATGGACACGTTGTTAATCTTTAATGTTATTACACTCATTTTTGTCCACCTTTCCTGCTATTGTTAGAACGTGTTTGTCCTGTAATAACTTGATTTTGTTGTGCTGTGAATGTCTTTCTAAATATAGTTCTATTACGGCTTACCGCTTCTGCTGCTTGTTGTATCGCTAATGCTCCTAATGTTAAAGGTGCATTAACTACTAATCCTGCAACTAATCCTACTGTTGATAGTCCGCTTTTAATTTTTCGTTCTAACGCATAGTCACCTGTTACATCACCTATTAAACTAACTCCACTGTTTATCGCTTGTCTACCAAATGTTAATAGTAGCGCACCTGTCATTAATGATTTAGTTTGATTAGGCGCTTTCGGTTGTGCTGGGTTCGTATTTGCTGTTGTAGTTACTGGTGTTGTTTCGTTTTCTTCAATACCGCCATCTTTAACAAGTATTTCTAGTCTAGCCATTAGTCTACAAAGTCCATCTCAATTAAGACTGATGTTCCATTGACAACCATTACACTTCCGTTATCAACTTTCATTGTACGTAATGCGCTATATGGTGTATCGAATGGATATTCTACATTAAACTCATACTCGGTATTGATGGTATTGCCTTCTATTTCTTTTATCCACGTATCTGCTAATAATAAATCTTGTAATATAACGATCTTTCTTCTATGCTGTTTACCGTTTGATTTATTGACTCCATATGTAAGATTAGCAGGTGTTGTATAATTCATTTCGTTGACCATTGATTTAGCATAATTTAATGGTTCAATTACAATGCTAACTACTCCGTTACCTGTTCCTACACCTGTTGCGGTAAATATAGTGCCTACATTGTTATCACTTGCTCCTATTAGCGTGAAATTTGTTGTACCTACTGTTTTTATTCTATATCTAGCACCAACTACCAAAAGTCCTGCGGTAGTCGTATTAAGAGTAAATATGATATCGTTACCCATCATTACATTTCCACTATATGCGAATACTGTTATTGTTACTTGAATCCAATCTTCTGCATCTAACTCTAGTTCTACTCCATTACTTGATGCTGGTGTTGTTCCGAAGCCTGTTGCTACTCCACCTACGTCAAATGTCTTACCATTAATACTATCAGCAAAGTCCTCTATATATTGTTCCCAAACTTCTTTATTACCATATCTTATACCGAACACTAATGGTATTGCGAACTGTTGTATCTTCGTATGTGCTAACGGTACTCGTTCACCATCAAATGCCAGTACAGTAAATGGGATGATTGGGTGTTCATCTAATTGTAACGTTTGTGCGTTTGCTACCTTTAATGATACTTGTCCTTGTTCATAAGTAAATAAATGCTCACCACCAAATAAGAACTTATTATCGGTATCAGCATTAGCTATTGCATTCAATTTTGTTTTGATAAAGTTAAATAATGTTAAATTACTCATTACTTCACACTCCTTATGTTGCGTAAATATGTTATCTGTCTTTCCGTTGTATCTGGTTCATTCTGTGCTACTGTTTCAGCAGTGGATGCTATATTCGATTTACGATCATTGAAATCACTGTTAATCCATGATGCCACTTTCGTATATGCAGTTTTACTGAACCACCCTTTATGTTGTTGTCCTATACCTGGTACTTTACCTGCATCTAATAACGCCCCATACTTTGCGATGTTATCATCTACATAGACAAGTACTCCGTTCATTGTATCTCTTGTTAGGATTGCATTTTGTTGTAAGTTACCACTCTTATTACGAAACACTGAACTCTTTACTAATGTACTTACAGTTCTTTTAATACTTGTTCTACTAGCCAAATGGAATAACCTTGCTATTTACTTGTGTTGCAAATCTATTACCATATGAGTTTGTTTCGTAAGTTGGATTACTTTCAATACCTGCTTTTTGTATCTTACTTGCTTTATCTTTCTTAGGTGCTACTCTACCAAATCCTATCTTACCTTTATCATCGAAGTTAATGGTTGATTCAGTAGTAAACTTACCACCTGTTGATGTTGCAGTAAAGTTAGGCACGATACTTAATCCGTTTTTAGTTTCAATAACATATGCTCCCATAAACGTAACTGGATTATCCGACCAAGTTAATTTCTTACTTGCCGTTGTATCAGTTGTGTTGTCAATATAGATTGGTGCATAGTACCACGCTTTAACATTGTGATTAGGGTTTCTCTTTTGTGTTAACATTAATAATCAGTCCCAAATACCAAGTCGGTTACATCACTTACTTCATAACATAGTTGAGATAGTTTCCATACACCACTGTTATTCTTTCCGTTACCGTTTTTTAGTATTCTTTGGACTTGTAACCCTAATGAGATTTTATCCATTACCTCTGGGGCAATATATGTTGACGTATCAAAGTTAATCCCAGTTTTCCTAGACGTTTCATCTCCACCACTCAATACAAAATGAGCCATTGCTTGGAAAGCTCTAGCCATTGTTATTTGTTCACCTTGTGCGTTCTCTGCTATCTCCGCTAATACTATCTCTTGATTACGTGATACCATGTGACTCATCATATAATCATATATCGTATCACTGATGTTAAATCGTTCTACTTCTCCTAATGCGTTGCTCCCTGCTTCTATATCTAAGTCTACACCTACATCTTTGAATAAAGTCTTTAACGGATATAGTCTATGTGTAGTTGAATCGTACCCCATCTTGTCTAGGTACGTTCTTTTTATTTTAGTTTGACTTAATGCCATAGTTTCACCTCTTAATTTAAAATAAGCCCCACCGTTATAGTGAGGCTATTTAATTATTCTCTTTTCTTATAGTGAGTTTGCACTATTGATTTGAATCAATGTAGGTCTTACTGCTCCACTAATTGATGCTAATCTTTGTTTCAACGCTGAATCTCCAACGTGTTTTGCATCGCCATCTAATGATACGATTCTAGCTTCATGTCTAAATACATCTTTGAAATAGAATGCATCAGGATGTCCTGCTATCATATGTGTACCACTTGGTAATAATACTGTTGAGAAGATGTTGAATCCTAATAAACGACCAACTGAACCTTCTACTTGTTGCATTTTTGATGCTGGTTCTGCAATGATTACTGTTGCATCAGGACTTAATAATAAGTTTTCTGTTGCACTATCTACTACTAAATATCTACCACTTCTTGGCGCTTTTGCTAAATCTAACGCTGCTTTAAGTGCTAATACATCGTTGTAGATTGATGCTGCTGTTGGCGCTGCTACTGAATAAGCTGTTAGTGCTGTTAACCCTGTACCATCTGTTAATGCTTTAAATACTTCACCGATAACTGCTGTTGATCCTGCACAACCTATTGTTGTTGCATCTCCTGCACTGTTTGCTACCTTAACTGTATACCAGTTTCCTACTACAAAGTTTGTGATAGTAATTACAGATGTTCCAAATGTACCTGATGCTACTGATCCATCTGCATCCATTTTAATAAATCCGATTGTATCATCTTTTTCTGCTCTAGCTTTTAATCCTGCATCATATCTTTTGGCTACATAGTCACCTTTTGCATATGCTGCTGCTACCGATAATCCATCCATTAATTCGTTAATTGCTTCATCTTTTAAATTTGATACTACTACATAATCACTACCATCAGTTGATGGAGTAACTCCTGTACCTGCTACATAATCTTGAATAGTTGCTAATTCATGTACAAATACTTTTGCTGATACTGCACCCTCAGGTAACGTACCATCGTTGAAACTAATATTTCTAATAATTGATTCCTGTGCTAATGCTTCTTTACCTACTTGTGTGTATCCTGCTAATACTCTTACTGTATCTATTGCCATTATTGTTTCCTCCTATTTTTTTTAGTTTTTTTCTCTTAATTTTTTTAATGCTTCTAACGGTTCCGAAGTCTGAGTTTGTTCAAAGTTGTTATTCAATGGTCTATATGTATCTTCTCTATTTTCTTTTTTATAATTGTCAATTTGACTTTCAAATGTTACATCATCACTTACATTATTGTTAAACTTGTATTTTAAGAACTCTGCTTTTTCTTTACCTTTAGTTGTTGTCGAATCAAATCCTAAACCACTGATTAACGTATCTTGTTTAAAGTTAGTATAATCTTTTGATATAGTTGTATTTGATTTTAATGCATCGTCTAGTTCTTTTTGTAATGTTACTGATTGTTTTTGAAAATCTGTTGAACTATCATTAATAGTTGATGCCCATTTCTTAACGCCTTCAATGTCACTCGCTTCAATACCTAATTCCGTAATGAAATTGCTAACTAACTCTGTTTCCTTTTTGCCAATCTCTTTTTTGACATTCTTTTTTACAATTCCATTAACCTGTGATTGAAAAGATGCCTCTGCGTCCTCATAATTGATTTCGCCATCTTTGGTATGCTTTTCTAATAATTCTTTAAAATTCATATTGTTCCTCCTATTTAAGTCGTGAGCCGACCCTCCTTGTTTTAAGGTTTACAAGCAACCTGTTTTCCTATGAGTGTGCATAGCCACTTTATTATTAAGGGGTTGATACCCTTTATAACCTAATCGAATATTAAATAACATTTACAATAGATAGTCTCTCCTGGTGGTAAACTATCATCACCTGGTCGTTGTGCTTTCATGCCACACGATCTAAACGGACTTTCTATCGGTATTCTTTTGTTGACTACTCCATTATGGAAACAAGTCTCTCTCTTATTTGGTGATTGATTCTGTTTCCAAGTCTTATGTGTGTAGCCTAATGCTATACTGTGTTCTTGTCTTACTAATTCACTTGCTCTATGTAATTCAGTCTGTAATGCTCGTTTAATGTTGTTAGGATTGTTGTACTTTTTAGTTAATCCTTTTTTTATACTCGCAATAGACTTATTAGCTTTTAAACCTTGCTTTAAGTCTCGTAACATACGTTTGCTTATCTTCGACTTCTTAATAGAGTTTTGGATTTCTTTTACTGCTCTATTTCTAGTTTTGACTAACACTTGCTTGTTCTTCGATTCAAAACTTCTAATAAACAATCGTGCTCTCTTCTCGTTAGCGTTCAAACCTTTACCTTTAATAATCTTATTAACTCGTTTAGCAAATTGTTTAGGCTTGGCTATACTGTATATTGCCAACAACCCAAGTATAGGTGCTACACTATCGTTTTTCTTTGCTTGTCTAGGTTTGTTTATCAATTCTATAATAGTGTTCTGTATAGCGAATAATAACGCCATATCAGTTATATTCAATGATTGATTACTGATAATAGATTTTACTTTATCTACTGTTAAATTCTCTACATTGTTAATTAACTCATTATTGATTGCTTTGATGTAACTACCATATGCTTTAGAGTTTTCTTTGAATGCTAGGTCAATGAATGCATCGTTTATTTCATCTATTAACTTTAACTTCCCCATTATTCATCATCTGTTTCTTCTTCTTCATCATCGTCGTCTGTATCCTCTACATTTTCAGCGAACGATATGAATGCATCATCTTTTTCTTCTTGTGCTTCGGCTACCCATTTTTTAGCTTCATCATCAGTAAGGTTATAGCGTTCTGCTACATATCTCCATTTAGCTACGTAACCCTCGTTTGAATCTGCTTTCATTTCTGTTAGTCGTTGCTCATCATTGATAATCATACTATCATCTAACTGCACTACGTATTCCTTGTTATTGATTTCTTCTAATGACATAATTGCTTTCATCATATTCGTTAAGAATGTTTTAACTAGATTTGCATTGGCTTGTCTATTGCGCCACATATCACTATTAGAACTGAATACATTAGCCTCGTTGACATATACTCCACCTTCATCAAAGTTAAAGTAATTCTTACCTAACCCACATTTAAGCGATATTAGATTTAAATCAAATTGTATTGCTGTGTTATGAGTTTCAGGCTCATACGTTGGGTCGTATATTTCTAGCTTCTTATCGCTGTCTCCAAGATTAGCTGTTTTATATAACGTTTGGTCTCTATCTAAGTACTCAACATAACTATTCACTATGTCGTTATTTTCTGCATCATAACTTTTAACAACTTCACTCTTGCTTGATTGATCATCAAAGAATATCTTTTTACGAGAGTTGATGCTATCTTCTATGCTTGAATAGAACTTATCATCAATACTTTTTAATAATCCTATTTCATTCGCAGCAACACTTATTCCCAATGGTGAGAAATCAAAGTTGTTTGCTATGTTATACTTGAATACTTGGAAATATGGTGTGTCTGTTTGATACTCCATATAGAACACTACATCTTTACTTCCATCTTTGTCTGTTATTATATGTTTGAATTTATTACTCTCTGCAACTGTAAACACTGGTCTTAAGGTAGGTTTTTTAGTCCCTAGCTTACTCTGTGTCTTACTTTCATATACTTCATGTTCTACACGGTATGTACCATCTTTAAATGTGTGTATAGTTAAATGTGTATAGTATTTTTTATTCTTCATTACACGTTGCAATACTACTATACCGCTTGGTGTAGTATTATGGTAATCAGTGATAACTAATGTGTCACCATATGAGAATCCAACCTTTGTTTTCTTGTCTGCTATATATTCAATAGCGACACCTGTTCCATACAATGCTGTCTTTTCAAAGAATATACTTAATTCCGTATATAGATTATTATCATTGATTATCTCGTCTAACTTATCTTGATTAGATTCATCGACTTGTAATCCACTATTCTCATTCCACATTAAACTTGAATAAGTCTCACATATTAATTTCATTATGTTTAAACTTGGTTTTTGAACTGTGTGATTACGTCCATCTATTGTCTTGAGGTTAAATCTATGGAAATCTACAACCTCGCCTTGATAGAAGTCTACCCATTCTCTCATTTTTTGATATATAGATGTGGTTGGTACTCTATAACCTTTTTGTATCATTACTTGTGAAACTTCATTAATTACGCTCATCTTATCAAATCTCCTTTTACTATCGTATCGTATATTATATCCATGTCCTCTAACCAACTATACCAAAAGCCATCAACACTGTCTATGTCGCTTCTTCCATCATCTGCTAATTCACCTTTTTTATTATACTCTGCGCCTTCTAATGCTTTTATTAGATGCTTACATTCAACGGGATCAATAGTACAATAATTAGAACCGAAGATGATTTCCGTTATATCTCCACGTTCTTGTATGACTGACTTTTCTTTTTTAGTTTGTTTCCTTCGCTTCATCTTATGTAATGGTTTCATATCGATGAATCTATAATTAATTGCTATCTGTTCTTTTAATAACATACCTAGCGTAGTGTTGTTCGCACTATCTATATATAATATGATTATCTTCTTATACTTTAGAAACAGGTCTTGACAGAACTTTAATATATCATCCCTGTAATCATTTATAGTCTTTATTTTTGGGCTTACACCGTTCTTATGATAGTATTGTTTGAATATCTCCATACGTTCATAATTACGGACTACACCTCTTGCTATTGCTGTTGTTGCATCATTCCCACCAAAGTCTACTCCTACTACTATCTTACTATACACGTGTGTAGATGGTTTGGCGTGGACTAACCTACTGAATGTTTTAAAGAATGTTCCCTCAAGGTTAGCAGGATAGCCTAAGTACTCTGATTTATATAGTTCTGGATTAACATTCCTTAATATCTCTATCTCTTTAAGTAATGGTTTACCTAAGAACTCTTCCATTTGTTGTTTAGGTGTATCGTTATAATTAGTTTTCTTAACGTAAGCATCTTCTCTTATTGCCATCTCTCCCATGAACTCATATGTCCAATGTGATAGTTTAGGTGCGTTATTCCATTCATATAGACTAATGAACCATTCTCCAGCCTCTCTCATTACAGATGACTTAGCTGTGGTTATGTAAGTACGGTCTTTAAACTCTGTTATCTCAAAGAACCACGCTATATTGATTACGTTACTTGGTTTGGTTGGTCTATATCCTTTTAACTTATCCTTAACCTTCATTTGTTTAAAGTGGATGAAGTTTCCTTGTGGTAGTTTAATGAACAACACTGATGTTAGTCCTGTAGGATAATTAACTCCTGGTTTTAACTTAATGCCTAGTTTCTCATAAGCCCATATTAAATCTCTAAACGTACTATCTCTATGGTCTGTATAATCTTGTCTAAATACTATTGCTTCTATATTAGGGTTCGCTAGTGTTAGTATAGCTATCTTGATTGCGTTCTTACTAGACTTGTACCCTGCTCTACCACCATGATCTAATTGATTAGGCAGCATAGAGTTAAAGTTCTCTAAGTGAGGTTCTGCTACTATCTCGCTAATTCGTACCATAGATTATGTCCTTTACTGGTGCATCGTTTATTATCTGTACTGTTGCAAAGGCATCAGGGTTCTCTATTCTAGCTTGCAGCTCTTGTTCTTTAAGTTCTAATGTTCTTTCTTGTATATCTAATTTATGTCTATCTAGTTGTAGTTTCTCATATGCCATTCCTTTATCAAATGTATTACCTACTAATGCTATTATGCTTCTTAATCCTCTACTATCGAATTCTTTCTGCATATTCTCTTTTGTAAATATTGATATGCCATCTTCTGCTATCTCTTTATATCGGACTGATTTAATGATATCCAATAGTTCTTCGTTGTTCTTCTGTTCGTTTTTATTGTAATCGTCTAAAAACTGTTGATTCACTGTCCAATTACTTTTTAGCACTTTGATTACCGAGCCCCTATTAACGCCCACAAGTCTTGCTATCTCAGTGTTGTTTTTTCCTTCGTTCTTACTCAATATAATGATATGGTCTTTTTGTGCATTGGTTAACAATTAAATCACCTCCTTTTACCGTAGTGAGCCTACGTCACCCAAGTTATACCTCTTGGCAGGTCAATATCTCTCTCTCCTTTATTTTAAATCATTTTCGTACAGTCTGTCAATGTTTTTGTATATTGCAATAAAAAAGGAGGTTGTTAGCCTCCTAGTAGAATTAGATCACTCCCTTAACTTAACTATCTTCTCTACCACCGTATACTTAATCTTACACTTACTACACCAATAAACATATTTCCCCTTTGGTGGAGGTGGTACATTAACTGCTTGTCTGTAATCGTTAGGATGTTTACACTTCATGTGCTTCCTCCATTCTTATATGTTATTTGATTCCTTTGAAGTATGTTGTTATCTTATGTGCTAATTCTAGTGGCACTGTCGTCGAGTTGAAGTCAATTCCAAACTCCTTGTCATATTCTATAAAACAATTATCGTCAGCATCTACAAAAAATAGAAGTTTATCATAACTCCATTCATTTTGAGTATCCCATTCATTCAATTCCTTAACAATCTCTTCACTTGTTACTGTACGTTGTTGTAGGGCTTTTTTGATTGTGTTGTAATCTAATTCTTGTTTTGCTGATAAATGCCAAACACTATTCATTCTTAATATTTCAATAAGATTACTATAACCATCTAACGCTTCCTCTACATTGCCTAATGGTGTGATAGGTTGATTGAAATAGTTTGTTAGTCTATCACTTATTTCCTTTACTTCTTCGTTACTTAATGGTCTTTGGTGTTCCCCTGTGCCTCCATCAAACATCATTCCAGTCATAAACATTAGCCAATCTTGTCTTGCATCTTCTCTACTCATTTTACTTCCTCCTCTGCATTGCTGTTACGTGGTGCTAGGTCTAGTCTTTCGTACTCTTCGTGTATTAGTTTTATCGTTGTATCCGTGTTATTCGTTCCGTGATGCTTCTTTATCGCTTTGAACTTGTTATTACTCCTCTTGTTTAGTTTAGCTTGTAACGTAAAGATTTTTATTTCATCTATTGATATTGTTTTAGCCATTGTCTTTCCTCCTAATAGTTAATTACATCATCTACCGCTACTAATAATGTAGTTAGTACCGTTTTTAATGTTGTTCCTTTTTCTCCATATGAACATTCAAGTTCTCCAATTATATGGTTTATATCTTCTTTTCCTAAATAATTGAATGTATCTTCATCCATTTTACTCGCTATGCTTTCAATCGTTTTAAATACCTTTCTTAATGTTGCTTTGGTCATTTTACTTCCTCCTTTGTATTCTTTTATATTCATATTGTATCATACATTTTAACGTATTACAAACAAAAACGATAAACTTTTACGCCTATCGCTTTTTTAGGTGTTACTCATGAACTAACTCCCTTTCTATTATCTCATTCACGTTTATCTTCACGTGACTTGGATTTCATTAACTTGGTTAATATGTACTTACGTGTTCCCTTTCTTCCTATAACTCGTTTTTCTTCCTCCGTTGTATGTGCGTGTCCGTTTTCACATCTTGTCTTATATGCTTTGATTGTGAATGATAATCCATTATGTGTGAGTTTGATTACTTGTTTCTCGGTTATACGTTCCACGATCAAATTACAACTTTTACAATATATATCTTTCATACACTCATTTTACCATAAAAAAAGGCACAAATCATAATCACTTGGTTCTATCTTACGTATCTCGTCTTGTTTATAAAACTTACCGCCCTTAACGAATTGATATAACGGCTTATCGTAATTCAGTATCGTGTCAGTTAATTTCATTCCGTAAACCTTTTGTACTTTGAAATAACTTGTACGTGTAACCTCATCACCTAGTTTAATTCTAGCGTTATCATGTGCTATCATTGTTGCTATGCGTTGCTTTAAATTCTCAGTATCTAACGTCAATTCCTCGATTACGTCCTCGTTTTCTTTGTATTCCTTGATTCCATCTTCCAAATACTTCGTGTATGTATCATTTGTTGCTACCTCAATGCCTATACGCTTGATTTTCCTACTTAATACATAAACTAATACTAATTCAGTTAGAAAACCGATTACAGCGAAGATTAAGCCTGTTCGTTCTATTAACAATTTTGCCGTGTAATCTTGTGTCAATGATAATACCGTGAATATTGTTGCTAATACTACTAAATAATATATTACTCTTTTCATTCTATCTCTCCTTTTTCTATTTTTTCTAGCGTTCTCGCTATTTTGTATCGCATAACTTCTTTTATTTGTCTACCTTGTTGTGCTTTATAGCCGTATTGTAATCCTACTACGAACACGTCCGCTAATTCTTCCGTGAT